CAGATTGTATAGCAATAGCGATTTGATTTCCTAGTTGGTTTGCATCTGCATTATTACCAGACACGTTACTTGAATTTGCATCAACATTAACAGTAACTACATTTGTTGTGCCACCGCCACCTTTACCTAGTTGACTATTTGGAATTATATTGCCGCCTACTTTAGGAACAAATAACTCTGGGCCACGTTCGCCCACGATTGAAGCTTTGCCAACTGGTGGTCGGCCACCATCTGCAAATAACTTAAATCCAGATGAAAAAGTAGAGGCTAAACCTTTACCACTTCCAGAAAATAACCCTCCACCGCTTTTCTTCCCACCACCAAAAAGACCTCCTAAAAAGCCTCCAATCTTATCGCCTATTCCAGCAGTTGCTCGTTGTAATGCCACCTCAATAAGTTTTTGTTTTAGTTGATTTAAAACACCTATAGCAGCTTCGCCAAGTGTTTTTGTTCCATTAACAGCATCAGTTAAATTTGAAACAATACTTTGTTCAACACTATTACCAATCTCCATAAATTTTTCGTTTAACAAATCAGCTTCACTTTTTACATTCAGTAAATTTTCTGCAAATTTTTCAGTACCAAGAGATAGCCCATCGACTAAAAAGCTTGTCTGACCAAGACTTTCGTTAAATAAATCTGATATTGCAATATTACTTTCTATCGCTGTTGTTGTTGACTTTGTTTTATTCTCAAGATTTGTAATTGGTTGTTCTGTTTTTTTCAGGTTTTTATTTAATTTATCTGCACTTTTTGATGACTTATTTACATTTTCTGTAATTTTATCTGTTTCAATTGTTTGTTTTTCTAATTCTTTTACAGTTAATGCATTTGTAATTAATTCTTTTTTCTTTAAATTCATTATTTCTTGAAACTGTTCTCTAGCATTTTTGTTAAATCTTCTTTCAAAAAAACCAAAATCTTTACTTATTTCTTCAGTAGCAAAATCTCTAGCCTCTGTTTCAATTTTTACCATATCTTTTTTGCCTAATTTATTAACCAAACCAATGCTTTCTACCAGTTTTGTGATTTGACTAACAGCATCTATTGCAAGATTTAAAACTGTTTTAATTTCATCTTCAAGTTCAGTTCCAACAGCTCTTGCCAAAGTTTCAACGCTATCTTGTAAGGTGCTTAATCTTCCATTTAATGTATCTGCCTGTGCAGAAGCACCACCAAAAAACTCCCCACCCTCACTTGTTAAATTAACAATTGCTTTTCTAAATTGTTCTGCACTTATAGCCCCTTTACTCATTGCATCTGCAAGTTCTTCTGCTGACATTCCAGTAATTTTTTGTAGTTCTTTAGTAACATTTATTCCTTTTTCCAATAACATAATATTTTCTTCTTGCTGAAACTTATTTTTTGCTACGACTTTACCAATCGCAAGTGAAACAGAATTTATATCTGCACCAGCAGTACCAGCAATATCAGCAATTCTGCGTGTCATATCAGTAACTTTTTCTGTTTCAACACCAAAAGCTTTCATTCTTTTAGTAATTTCTATTAGTTCACTACTTGTAAACGGTGTTACAGCACCGAAATCTTGCATCTCTTTTATTATTCCATTCGTTTTTTCTATAGAACCAGTTAAAACTTCAAGACTTTTTCTTTGACTTTCTAGTTCTGCTGTCTTAACAAAAATAAATCTTGCTGTTGCTGCTACAGCTAATGCTTTTAGTAATGGGGCTAAAGCTCCTGTAAGTGTTTTAACTCCTGTTGAAGCTTGTTTTGCGGATTTTCCAGTATCTCTTATTGATCTATTTGATTTATCTAATCTGCCCTTTAATTTATCTGTATTTTGGCTTAATAGTTTTGTTTGATCATTAACTCTTTTAAGTGGAGAGATTGCATTACTCGCATCAACTATCAATTTTACTGTTGATTGAGCCACAGAAACAAATAACCTTTATTATATACTACCTTGATTTTGCTTTTTGACGATTCATTTCTTGTTTTTCTCTGTCATTTTTAATTTCATAATATGCAGCCCAATGTATTAACTCCTCTTCCGTCATTGATTTTCTTAATTCTTCAATAGACTTACCTAATTCTGTTGCGAGAAAAAACTCAAAGTTTAACCAGTTATCTCGCCTTATTCGTTTTTTGCTGTATCAATATCAACTTGAATGTCCATCATAAATAATTCAAGTTCATTTAAAACACTTTCTGGTAAAAATCTTTGTAAATTTTCAGCATCAGCAATAGCAAAAACTTTACTGCCATCTTCCTTCTCTGCAAGTTGACAAAGAAGCCTTGTAGAAATTGTTAAAGCATCATCAGTACCAGTAGCAGCTTGTGCTTGTTTTCTATCAAATCTTGTTAATGGTTTAAAATATAATGTTTCTATTAAATCACCATTTGAATTTCTCAATTCATATTTTCTTCGAGTTGACATTTCACTACTGAAAGCATCAGTAATTAAGTCAACGGATCTTTTTGCTACCATAAAATATAAAAAGTATTAACCTAATGTACTATATAGCTGAAGTTATAGCACCACTTGTCTGAAAACTGATGTTTATTATCTGAACTTCACCAAGGGTTGCTCCATATTCAGCAGAAGTAATAATACCAGCAAAACTGATTTTCTTAGCTGAAGTTGCACTGTCAGGAAATAACTCAAACAATGCATCAGCATTATCACCTGTTGTCAAAACATCATCAATAAATGTTGTGTAGCCTGCCCCAGTTTCACTAGGAGCATATAAAAGTTCTGCTGAACCTTCACCTTGTATTAAGCCACCAATATTTGTTTTAAAAGTATCACCTTGTTTTGTTGTCTCCATTGTGTCTTTTGAAATAGACAAAGACCATGATCTTGTTTGTCCGACATCAGCTTCAGTGCCGCCAGCATTTTCAAACATGATTTTTCCAACATCACCCTTAATAGCCATAACAAAAGAAAGTATTTATTTTATATTAACCTTTTTTAGGTTTTTTCACATCTTTTTTTAAATTTTCTTGGTTTTCCATATATCTTTTGCAACGACCATCCCAATAAGCAGGGTCACGCCTACCTTTTACTGCTTCTATTGCATCAAGCATTTTTTCAGTGATTTCCATTAAAGTTCCTCGTATATTTCAAAAGTAATTCTAACTTGTGTTTGAAATTTACCTTCTGGGCTTGATGTTAAAACCTCAGGACCAATAGGTGAATCAAAAATTACATTTGAAACTGTAATATTATTGTAAAGGTCGCGCAACCTTTTGCCTATTGTGTAATTTGACCCTGCCCCAATACCTTCATCTGTAAAAATATTTAAAAGAACTAAACCAACAATACTATTAGTAGAATTAGCAGACCCACCCAAAGTTAAATAAGCACCACTACCAAAACTTGTTACACATTGTACAAAAGTGTCTTGGGTAGTTGAATCAAATGGTTGATTATTAAATACAACAGGGATAGCTGGACTTGATGCTAATTCAGTTGCAAGTCTTGCTTCTATTGTTTGTCTGACTGTATTTAAATCTGTTGCTGCCATAATTATATATTAAATCTATTTTGGATATCTGTAGCTATTTGTTTGCCGATAAGCTCTGGATAACCTTTAATTGTAGACTGCCCTTCCCCTGTTCTAAACTGTCCACCCCAACTTGGTGGCAAGCTTGTACCGTAAGCAACGGGTTCTGCATATTCTACATTTGTAAAAACAGTACCAACAAAAGGCTCTATCTTATGATCCCAAGAATTTCTTAAGTCACCAGTATCCATTGGTGTTGCTAATTTAACTTTTGTCTCCCAAGATAAAGTTGCTTTTTGTACAGTCTCAACAATTTCTTTTTTAAAGACCTCATCAACAATACGATTAATTCTTATTTCTCTTACCATTATGCCCTCAAGAATAATTCAAAGGTTATCGGTATATTATTTTGTTGATTTGTTACCACAGTAATAATTTTAAAAACAACAGAAGCAACTACAACCTTATCTTTGGGTGTTGGTACAAAGGTAATATCACCAGCAGATATTGTTAGTTTTTTATCCTCTGCCTGTATTAAATCATTTACTTCAGTATTATTTATATTTTCTAATAAACCTTTTACTACAGTATCACTATTGCTTTCACTCACTGCGCCAGTAGCGGTATCGTAGGAGCCGTTAGTAACTTGTCTTATAGTTACACTACCTCCTAGCTTTACTAAGCTTTTAGAGGCCACTTTTTTTAATGATGATGCAAGACCCATTAGACACGATATGCAATGACTTGACCACTAGCCAAAGT